GTCGCAACTTCAAACGTTGACGTTGCGCCATTCACCGGCCTTAAGAAGTCAAACTCAGTAAACACAAACGTAAAAGTCATTCAGAAGTTAATTTCAGATAAGGGCGGAGAAGCTGCAACTGCGCTAGGTTCGCCAGCAGTCGACGGTAAATTCGGAGGCGGTACCGAAAAGGCAATAAGCCTAGTGGTCTACGGTAACAACAACACCGCCGTGCCTGAGATCACCAAGGAAATTGCAACCTCAATATTCACCAAGCTTGGAGCAACTCAGGAGCAGGTAACAAAACTAACTGCTGAACTTGGCAAGCCTGCGGCGAATACCGGAAACCAGCAAAGTGGAGGCGGAAATAACGGTGCACACCAATTACCTGGTGGACTTTAAAATTAAAAACACATGAAATACATGAGACCTCAAATTAATTTAGCAAACTACGCTCTAATGTTAGAAAATAGAGCTTATCAAGCTGACCACATCGAACCCATAAATGAAGCGGATCACCATCCAGCCTATCCGCTGAAAGTTGATCCAGATCAACAGAGCGAAGCCGGCTTGGCAAATATCAAAAGCGGAGAAAAAGGCGGAGCCTATGTGAATCAGTGGAATCAACTAGTTGACGACATTCTTGCGCCACAGGGAGCAAATGATGACAAAACTAAAGACTATTCACTAATGATATTTCATGACGATATGAAAACTCCAATGACTTTTCTACAGTACTCCTACAAGGACGGAAAATACGTTAAGGGCTCAGTTAAATTAAATCCAGCTTGGAGACAATACGCTTACTACTATGAGCAGGCTGCAACCGACGATACTAAATTGAGTAGTGAAGTTATTGAGAAGCTTGTTGCAAAAGCCAAGTACGCATCTAACCTAACGAACGCTGACGAGAACGCGTTAGGCGATGTGATTTCAGCTATTGTGTATCATACGTCAAGTAACAGCTTAAGTTACGAAATTAGACAAAAAATATTCGATCTAGTTTTTCCAGGATCGGTTAAAGAAGCAACATACGGAGCTTTCATGGATCAAGAAGCGGTCGGAGCTGAATCAACTGGTGAGTACTTGTGTAAAGCGTTGCTTACTGGATCTTCAAATCTTCCGAGTGAGGGCGATGAAGCTACTGCTACCATTAAATCGATAATCGGTCAGAACCCAAAATTTGGGTATGTTAGTGTAGCGGATGATCAAAAAATTGGACAGCTTGCTCAAGCGATATTCGACCATCTAGATGATACTTGGGTTGGACACGATGAGGAAGAAATTTGTGGATACGCAATCATGGCACTAGACAGACCATCTCTTCAAAAATTAATCTCCAAGTGGGATAAAGTTCACAAGACCAATGCCGGCGGTAAAGGTCTTATTCAATTTGCAGTCGACGAATTTGATGCTGAGGATGCTGGTATACTATTAACAAAGTACACAGAAGGTATGTTAGGGCTTCCAAATGCAACGGCTAAAGCTCTACTTACACCATAATATTAGATATGCTAATCGTAAACGTTAAAGACCACGGCTCAATTGAAAGAGCTCTCAAAGTATTAAAAAGAAAGTTCGATGCAGTAGGTACAGTTAAGGAACTACGCTCACGTAAGGAATTTAAGAAGCCTTGTGAGAAGCGCAGGGCTGAAATACTTGATGCAAAGTACCGTCAATCTCTACGAAAGAATGATTAAGACCTTTTCTGATTTTTTAACTGAGGGCAAGAAGCACTCAGACGCAGCGGGCATAGCAATCATCTACAATAAAAAGATTCTGCTCGTCCATCCAGCCAATGGAAGCTGGGTTAGGCCTATCATGGGAATTCCCAAGGGCGGAATTGAGGATGGCGAGGAACTAATGACAGCTGCTCTTAGAGAACTGGCCGAGGAGACCGGTATTAAATTAAGCCCATCTCAACTTGAACCTCAAGTCCAGACAGTTGAAGTCTTCAATAAATCGGGTAAACACCAACATGCTCTGCACTATTTCGTATGCAGAATTCAGGACCTTTCAGAAATAGGGCTTGAATCTCTATCGGTACCCAAGCCTCAGTTACAAAAGGAGGAAGTTGATTGGGCAGGTTTCATTGACATCAAGCAAGCCTATTCAAAGACGACTAGAGCCCAACTAATAATTTTAGACAGACTTTCCTAAAACCTGTTCATTTTCCAGAGTAGAATAAACAAAATCATTTTTTACTCAGATGGAAAATACTCAAGAATTACTTACCGACACGCTAATCGCTGAAGAAACTGCGATTGAGGCGCCACAGTCAGAAGTGGATGCTTCTCTAGAAGAGAGCATTGAAAACATGGTTCACCAACCTACTGAACCTACCGAAGAAATGTCAGAAATTGACAAATTAATTGCACGTAGAACTGGCTTCTTTCCAATTAAATTGGAAATGGCTGATCTCAAGTGGATCAAGAATGCATGCAACTCTAACAAATTTACTTTCGTTGGACCGAACGAAGCTTTCATGTTGATGAATTGCTTTATGGGATTCTCGGCAGCAGTCGCAAGACTTGAGCAAGAATCAAAATCTCAAAGCGAGTCAGACGGTACAGTTCAGGTACAAGCCGCTGCGATCGAAGCAGCTGCTATTCTACTAAACAAGTACGAGAGCTCTGGTCTTGAAACCGCTCAACGCGTTTTCAGAATTGCGATTGCTTTAAACTCGGCGGTGATGGAAATGAAGCAGCTTGACCAAATCATTAACATGGTTAAGGCTGAACAAGCCAAACAGGACGAAGCCAAATCTCAGGAGGTAAATCCGGATGGAACAGCACTTTGATATTGCCCGAATAATCGGAGCGAAGATCGTCGATGCTAGACAAACCTCTCATAGGTGGTTACCGGCAAAGCAAAAGACCTGGTTCTTTGGTCTATTTAAGAGATCTAGCTGGCACAGCGAAGGTTTCTATTCAAACGGCTGTTATCAAGAATGTTATGGAAGCGGATGTTGGGACGCAACTCCTTCCACCAAACAACAACTTGAGGAGCAAGGCTACCAGGTTGACGGATGGAACAACGTTTACAACAAGCCACATGTGACCATCTATCTTGAGCATGAGTGCCAAGTGACCAAGTCATTTGATAGCTACACAGAAGCACAAGACTGGGTTGAAGAGCTTAAGGCAATCAGCGGAAAGGTCTTTGAGATCGTGAAGTACCCCAAATAAAAAACTCTAACAATCAAAAAAAGCCGCAACCGCGGCTTTTTTTATTTAGTATATTAATCACATGACTACTCTTGATTTTAACCAGGTTGCAGCTTTCATTGAGGAAATGAAGGCAACTTCTTCAACCAACGACAAGAAAGAAATTTTAAAGAAGTACGACAGTCCGAGCCTACGCCGACTTTTTGAATACACGTACTCTCCATTCAAGCAATACTACGTTACCTCAGATAATCTGAAGAAGCGTGCAGAGCTCACAGCCGATACTCATACAGATCTGTTCAGTTTATTGGATGATCTTAACGAACGCCGTGTGACCGGCCACTCTGCAATTCAGGCCGTGAATGGTTTTATTGAAAAGAATAAGGAGTTCTCAGAGATCATCTATGATGTGATTGACCGAAACCTAAAGACTCGGGCAACCACTACTCTAATCAACTCGGTGATGCCTGGCACGGTACCTACTTTCGATGTTGCTCTCGCTGAAAAGGTTGAAGGTAATGAGAAAAAGATTAATTTTGAGTCTGGCGACTGGTGGGCAAGTCGTAAGCTTGATGGAGTTAGGTGCATAACCGTGATTGATGAGAACGGTGACATTAAATTCTATTCTAGAGCAGGCAATGAATTTTTGACGCTTGGTGTTTTAGCAGCAGAGCTTAAAAGCTTAAGCTTGCGGTCAGTAGTTCTGGATGGAGAAGTTTGCATCATGAAGGATGGCGGTCTTGAAGATTTTCAGGGAATAATCAAGGAGATTGGTCGCAAGGACCACACGATTCAGAATCCAATGTACTACGTGTTTGACATGTTACAGATCTCAGAATTCAATGCCAAATCTGGAGAGACGCCTCTTTCCGCAAGACTACTTCAGTTAGGAGTATTTTTTAGTCTCAATCAAGGCCTAAAATGTGTGGCTCCGTTGGTACAGATTCAGGTCTCAAGTCGAGAACATTTTGAAGAAATGGTGGCTGATGCAACCAACTTGGGATACGAGGGAATCATGATTCGTAAGGATGTAGGCTATGAGGGCAAGCGCTCAAAGAACCTACTTAAGGTTAAAAAGATGCACGATGCGGAATACGTGGTGATTGACGTGGAGAATGGAATTCATCGAGTGATCGAAAGCGGTCGTGAGATTGAGGAGGAAATGCTGAGAGCTGTGATGGTCGAGCACAAGGGCAATCGAGTTAGGGTTGGTTCGGGCTTCTCAATCGATCAACGTCGATTCTATTACCAAAACCCTGAGGAAATTTTAGGTAAAACAATAACGGTCCAGTACTTTGAAGAAACGACTGATCAGCATGGAGAACACTCATTGAGATTTCCAGTAATGAAAGTCGTTCATGGAGATCAAAGACATTTTTAAGAATATATGAAAGAATC